GATGCGCTGCGGGCCGAGACGCAGAAGTTGGATGAGGATATTAAGCGGCTCCAGCGGGAGAAACGGAAGCGGGAGCTCTTTTTGAAGGAAATGAAACAGTGAGGAGGTGGGGTATGGCGGACGGTGGAAAAGACGGAAGCGTATTCGAGCAGTGTGCAAGGCCGATTACCAAAAAAGGCGTTTGTATCGAGGGGAGATATTACTACTTCGAAGGCATGGCAAAGTTTACCGGATGCTTTGGAGCGGTAGGAGTCTCCCCTACTGATGATGGCAAGTTATTCTTCAGGTTGGAAGAAGGTCAATTCGAACTGATGCCCATTGAGCCCCGCAAGCTTGTCGGAGAATATTTCCCAGTTAATCAGAGAGCCATCAACAACTACGCCTGAAGAGGTTATGCGGCCAGCCACCTTGTCGTGGGTAAAAGATAATCCGTATCCAGGATGGACGACCGTGTATTTAACAGAAAGAGCCTTTCTTATTTTAATGCGCAATTTCCCCAAACCATCAACCAAGGACGGAGACCAGATGCCGAAGGCATACCCGGTGTCTTTCCCATCGGGAAATTCTTCGGCGTCGACCAGGAAGCCTTCATCAAAAGATGGCGAGAACGACTGGGTGAATGTGAAAGTGCGCGCAACTCCAGCGCAATCAATGAACGTTTCCTCGAATGGAAACTTGATACAAACAGGCATGTTTTCCTCCTTGTGTGAAATGGTTGATCGTTCGTGGTGGTTCGACTCCAAGAGTAGCACAAGGGGGGATATTTACAACGGCAACGGGCTATTTTTATGAGTGAAAAGCGTATTCCCGATATCGTGTGGCGGTTTGGAAATGCCGCTACACAGGGCAAAAAACCAGTCAGGATTGAACTGTTCCGAGCGGAACAGTGGAGATGGGGATGGCGGCCATGGAAGCTCAATATCTTCCCGCCTCCGCCCCTGCGTGATCGCGCATACTGGGGCCAGCATTACCGGTTGCGAATTGATGGGATATGGCATGGGAAGAACGGGTATCGATACTTTTTTTTAACACTGGAGCAGGCTGTTAGGCTTGGAGACCAACTTTACAGGGAGACCGAACCATGATGACGCGAGAAGACTTTACCAGAGAGGCGAAAGCCTCCATGGAGCAGGAGATGCAGACAGTGCTGCAAGGTGTACGGGAGCGGTGCAGGAAGGAAAGGGCTGCCGAGCAGGGCAAGACGGACCTGCTTACCCTGTTGACGCCGCGGCGTTAAGGGATTTCGTCAACAATCAACCCCAGAAAAAGGAATAAACCATGAACGCGTTAGTGAATACCACCGAACAACCGCTTTCCCAACGAGAAGAGAAGCTGCTGGCCGAGCTTGAGGCCCTTGTTAAAGAACATTTAAAAGGGTTCGTTCTCGTGGGGCTCGCCCTGAAAGAGATCCGTGATCAGCGGCTTTACCGGATCAACTATCCTGTTTTTGAGGATTATCTCGCGCAAGTTTGGGATATGGCAGCAAGGCGGGCATATCAATTAATCGAAGCCGCTGAGGTATATGAAAACCTGAAAGCCATCCTCGAAGATGCCACGGAAGATAACTGCTCACAAGTTAGCCTGCCCGAAAATGTGTACCATGGTACACAAACCATTGAAGACCTCCTCCCCAAAAACGAACGCCAAGCCCGCCCCCTCACCGAATACTCCCCCGAAAAACAACGCGAGATCTGGCTCAAGGTGCTGGATAAGGCCAGCGTTACCGAATCCAAGATCACGGCCAACTTCATCATCCAGGTGATTCTGGAAATCGAGCGCAAGGAGACTGACGACCGGGTCAAGAAGCATACCGATCGCACCAACAAGACGCTTGAGCTGCCGCCCCTGGTGAAGACCACCTACATGGCGCTGCTGCAATTGGTGCAGGACCAGAACGATAAGGATTGGCAGACGGTGGGCCGGACAACCATGGTCAGTTTGCTCGAAGATCTGCTGGAAACGCTGAAAAAATAACCAGCATGGCTGGACCAGAGTGGGGGCACAACGTGAAAGGGACAGTGACCGCAAGGGAGATCGCCGAGGCCAAGGGCCTGAGCAAACGGGCAATCCAGCTGAGCCTGGATGATCTCGGCATCGCTTTTGTTTGGAAGAAAGGGCCGAGCGGGTCTGAGAAGCACTACCCGATCACGTTGCTCCCGGATGAATACCGGGTGGCGGTAACGGCCAAGCGGGCCACGGCCGGAAGCAGCGAGCCGGACTGCGTGGTGGAGCAGATTGGCGCGGAAGCGGCCAGGGATATCCTGGCCGCACGGGCCGAGGAGAAGGAACGGGAGCTGATCGCCAAGGAGCAGGCGCAGTTGACCTTTAATCAGATGCCTTCGCTGCGCCGGAAAGAGGCCATGGCCCGCTACGAGTTGCTGCAGCTGTGCAACGGTTTCGCCCAGGCGGCCGGTTTCAAGGTGCCGCGCCACGCCAAACGGAGCAAGAAGGCGGACCATGCCTTTGTTGCCGCCTACAATTCCGGCAAAATCAAGGCGCCCGAGGACGTGCGGGCGATCGTGGGCACCACGACCAGCGGCTCCACGGTGCGCCGGATCGCCGAGGCATACGACCGGTACGGCCTGCCGGGACTGGCATTCGGGTACCACAACCCCAAACGCGGCCAGACAACCTTGACGGAAGAGCAGCAGGAGATGGTGATCGACGCCATCTGCCTGAATCCGACCACCACCAATACCAATATCCTCCGGCTGCTGCAGGGCAGGTTTGGCCGGGACATCCCCTCGGCCACGGCGATCGGCAGGATGCGGGAGAACTGGGTCAGCAAGAACGCCGATTTGTGGATGTTTTATACCAACCCCGATGAATACAAGAACAAGAAGCGGCTGGCGTTCGGCTCGGCCAGCGAGCGGGTGGAGCGGCTGAACCAGCTGTGGGAGGCGGACTCAACGCCCGCGGACCTGATGCTGGTGGACGGGCGGCATTCGCTGATCGGGGTGATTGACGTGTATTCCAGGCGACTGCGGTTGCTTGTCTCCAAAACCTCGAAGGCATCGGCCATCGTGGCGCTCTTGCGGCACTGCTTCATCGACTGGGGCATTGTCGAGGTTTTGAAGATCGACAACGGCAAGGATTACCGGTCGGCCCGGGTGAACCTGGTACTGGAAAGCCTGGATATCGAAGCCGAGTATTGCACACCGTTTTCCGGCGACGAAAAGCCGCATATCGAGCGGTCTTTCCGCACCTTCCTGCACGGTCTGGTGGAGATGATGCCGGGCTATATCGGCCACAACGTGACCGACCGCAAGGCGATCGAGGCCCGGCGCAGCTTTGCCGAGCGGGTCATGAAGAAAGGCGGCGACCCGGTTGAGGTGAACCTGACCTCCGAGGACCTGCAGAAGTTCTGTAACGAGTGGACCACCTTCGTGTATCAGCACGATCCGCACAGCGGCCTGGACGGCAAAAAGCCAATCGATATGGCGCGCAACTGGACGCAGCCAATCCGAAGGGTCTCGGATTTGCGGGTATTGGACATGCTATTGCTGCCCGCCCCGAAGGAAGGCGGCACCGGCACGATCACCAGGAAGGGCGTGGTGGTCGACCGCCGGTATTACCAGTCGCGCGAATTCGCCGGCCACGTGGGGGAGGAGGTGTTCGTTCTCCTCGACCCTGCGGACATGGGCACGGCCTACATCTACCGATATGGCGAGCGCAGGGAGCGGTTGTTCCTGTGCGTGGCGATTGATCCCCAGTGGTACAACATCGACCGGGCCAAATTCTCCGTATCCGCCAAGAACCATGCAGACAAAATCGTTGCCGAAGGGGCGAAGGCACTGCGCAAGCGAGCCAAGAAGGAAAGCGTCCAGGAGGCCTACCAGGACTATGTAAACTTCCGCAAAAGCGAGGTCAGCAACCTGGTCGAGTTCCCCGGCAAGAGCGAAGAGCACAGCACGCCGCTGCTTGAAGAGGCCGCCAAGGCGGTCGAGGCGCTTGATCGGTCGAAAGGGCGGCAGAAAGAAATGGAAGAGAAGCTGGGCGGGGTCGAAATCGTGCTCGAAGAGCAGCCCCCGGTGAAACCCGTGAAAGAGCAGAAGGTGATCAATATCATCGCCAGCAAGTCGGACCGGTTCATGGACATCCTGACCAAGGTCCGCCAGGAAAAACGGAAGTTAAGCAAGTGGGAATGCGATTTCCTGGAGGATTTTTACACCTGTGACGTAACCGGCAGGAACTGGCTGATGCTGGAAGGTGATCTGCGGCAGAAATATGGAGTTGCTGAAGCCGACCAGGCGGAAGGATAAAACAGAGGAGGCCGGACGCTGTTGACGCAGCGCCCGGCCTAAGGCTTAAACAGGCAGTGAGTATGGGGAGTAAAATAACCAATGATTGATGATTTTGCAATAACGCAAAACATGCGGCGATTCCTGGCCGGGATTGAAGTTCTGCGGCAACCGATCAAGGGCCGCATCGGGATTATGCTGGTGTACGGGCCATACGGCACCGGGAAGACCAAGGCTGGGCAGTGGTTTTATACCCAAAACGGAGCGCCTTACATGCGCGCCTACGAAGGATGCTCCAGGAGGATGCTACTTTCCTGCCTGGTTGATTCGCTTCAGGTCAAGCCAAAATTCCGATCCTCGGACTTGTTCGAGCAACTGCTCGCCCTCATGGATGAGGAGATTCAGCCCATTATCATTGATGAGGCCGATTACCTGATCTCGGAAGGCATTATTGAAACGGTCCGCGACATCAGCGACATGACCAACGCGCCCATCGTCCTGATGGGCATGGAGAATTTCGAGAAGGATCTCAAGGCCTATCCGCACATCATTGACCGAGTGACGGTGACGGTCAAGTTCGAGCTGTTCAACGAGGCTGAAATTGCCGAATACGCGGAACGAATTTGCGAAGTCAAGCTGAGCGATGACGCGATCTCTTTCATCCGTCGGCACAGCCAGGGCCGCTTGCGGATGACCACCACCTGGCTGCAGGTGGCTGAGCGGATCGCGAAGGGCCACAAATTGGAGGAGATCACCGCCGCCTACCTGCAGGCTTACCAGCAGAAGGAGCGGTCGAGATGACCGTGCTGGACCCTGTAGTCCTCTTCCTGCTTACCTGCGGTCGAAAGAAAGTGACCCTGGAGCAGGTGGTGGCCGGAGTGGAGCTGGAGCGCAAACCCATCTTGCGGGTGATGGATAAATTGGCCAGGGAAGGCTACCTGCAGGAAATCAAAGACGACAAGCTGTCCAAGGGACACGCCGAGCCCGGCCCTTTTGTGCAGAACCCGACCTGGGAGGTCATCCGCGACCTGACCGAGCGACCAACCAAGCGGCCGGGGAGGAACACTGGGCGGGATAAGATCTGGCGGGCCATCAGGCAATTGCAGCGCGGATTCACCCGGTCCGATCTGGTGCGGCTGACCGGGGCGTCCAGGGGGGCGATTGAGGATTATACCAAGCTGCTGGAGCGGGACGGATTTATCAAGGTGGTGGGGCGAGACGTAAAGCAGTTCCGGTACAACCTGGTGCCAGGAGAGCCTCAGCGCCCTAAAATCAAGGAGCAGGCGGAAAAGCGGCCTGCTGGAGGGGAGACCATGGGAGACGGATGGATAGAGATCTTGCGGCAGCGGGCCGAGACGGTCGGCCGGCCCGAGGTGGCCAGGGAAATGGCGGTTTCATCCGCGACCATCTCGCTGTTGCTCTCCGGGAAATATCCGGCCAGCACCGAGCAGATGCAGGCCCGGGTAATGAAGATATACGGCCGTGGCGGCAAGATTGTTTGCCCCATCCTCGGAGAGATCGAGCCAGGGAAGTGTGCAGAGTTGTGGAACAAGGCCAAAACCTTGGGGATTGTGGGGAGTAATCCGATGATGATCAAGCAGCGTAAAGCCTGCCGAAAATGCGATTTACGGAACGGTTAAACGAAAAAGGCCAGGGGATGCACGAACATCCCCTGGCCAAAAAAAAGAGCAGTCAGCAAACAGGCTCCGGTCGCAAGATACACAGTGCGCCGCCGGGCCGCAACCACGAGAGAAAGGAGAAGATCATGGTAGCGCAAGAAGTACTGAAAATGCAGGAGAGTTTGGCGGAAATCGACAAGAACGTTAGCGCATTGATGAATGCGGTCTTGGCCTCATCGCCAATGGTCCGGGAGAAGCTCGTCAAGATATGGGATGTCACCCAGGGGCTGCAGCGCCGGCTCTCCCAGCCTGATTTGCTGACCGGGTACAAGAACGATGCCATCGATCAGGCGGCCCGGGTCGCGGATCTCCTGTTTGAATGCGAAATGAATCCGGATGACGACCAGTTGGCCAGTATCGGCTATGCCTGTGATCTGGCGCAGACGAAGATCAAAACCTATCAGCAGGTAAAAGGCCACGCAGCCAGGATTGAGCTGGTGACCGGCATGGCCGCAACGGAGGAAGCATGAACAAGGAGATGACCATCCCGGAAGGGTACAAGCGTAACGCGATCGGCCATCTGGTGCCGATCGAGCAGATCAAAGAGGTGGACCTGCTGCGCGATGACTTCGTGATGAAGGCGGTGGAGGCTGCCCAGTATGAGACCGACGCGCTGGTGGCTTTCAAGAAAAAGTTGACCGGCGATATGGACGCCTTCCTCGATCTCAGCGCCGAGAAGTACGGGGTCAAGCTGGGCGGCGGCAAGGGCAATGTCAGCTTGATGAGCTTTGACGGTCGCTACAAGATCACCCGCGAGATCTCCGAGAGGATCGAGTTTGACGAGCGGCTGCAGGCGGCCAAGGTCCTGGTGGATGAGTGCCTGCGGGAGTGGACCCGGTCCTCCGGATCCGAGATCCGGACCCTGATCGAAGACGCCTTCCAGGTCGACAAACGGGGCAGGATCAACACCAATCGGGTTCTCGGCCTGCGCAAGCACAAGATCGAACATCCCTCCTGGAAGCTCGCCATGGATGCAGTCGCCGAGGCGGTCACCGTGACCGGCTCTTGCACCTATCACCGGTTCTACGAGCGGGACGAAAACGGCAAATACCATCAGGTTAACCTTGATTTTTCGGGGGTGTGAAGGGTGAAGACGTTACGCGAGCATTACGATAACGCGAGCCCCTCGGCCTCGATAGAGGATAAAGAGATCCTCCTACCCGTCTACATGGCAGGGGCCGCAGCTGTATTGACGAGTTTGTTTAATGCTGCCAGGGCCTGCGCGGACCCGGTGCAAGCAGCTGTCGCTGTCTCTGCAGCAGTAGGGGCAATGGAAGATGAGCTCGCAACTTTTGCCGAACAAATGGGCACATCTACGGATGTACATTGAACCTGCGCCAGCCAACTAGGAGGAAGAAATCATGGATGTAATAGGATGGATCAGAGGCGTGTTTGCCGAGGGCGGGGTGACGGATCCGGAAGTCCCGGTCGTGAAAGAGCCCAGAAAATACAAGGTGCCGGACCGGCTGGCTTTCCGCGTGGCCGAGTTGTCTGAACGGTCTCAGCAAGGGAGCCCCATGGCGAATTTCCGGCTCTGGGAGTTGCTCCGGGAGCGTTGCCCCGAAGCGAAAAATGGAAATTGGACTCTCGGGCAGCTGGGCAATGAATTCTATCTGGTCGAGGTGTTGCCATGAAACATAAAGCCATGGCCACCATCACCATGCAGGTGGAAGCAGTCTTTGAGGATGACGGCGAGCACCCCTTGATCGACCAGGCCGACGCCGCCCTGGAGGCGGAAGCGGAGTGGAGATACTGCCTGGTCCCTGGGGAGTTCAAGCTTGATGGGCTCAAGACCCAGCCGTTGGGCAGGGGGTAGGGACAAGCGAAATCCCGGCCAGCGGTTGACCTGCATGGGGCAGGTCCGCCACCTGTTGATGTTGGCCGGGATCATCCGGGGGCGGCGCTCCGGATCTGATGAGCAGCCGAAAGGAGATGAATATGAAAATTTTTAGTGAAGAGCCGCCTCCCGGAAAGAAGGCGGATGAATTTATCCTGATTATCGATAGCAAAGAAGCCGTCGCTATAATGGAAATAGCGGAAGCCGCTTGCGGGACGAGTCCAAAAAAAGCGACGTGGAAAAAGATTAAGAATGCTCTTGCTGAACGTCTCTGTTGTTATTGATGAGCAGCAAATGAAAGGAGAGCGACAATGCCGAAATTACAGAAAGAGCCCAGGTGCTCTGATTGCAACAATGACCAATGTTATCGGAGCGGCTACGCCACGCTCCCTTTGCCGTATTGTGATAAACAGCCGGTGGTCGATCGTTATGAAAAGGCGATCCAGCAAAACTTTTTCAGCCCTAAGTGCCGGACCTGCCGGCACGGTTTCGTAGAGGTCCGCCTGGGCCCCTGCAGCAGGTGCGTGCACAATGCCAACTGACGGGAAATGCGGACGATGCGGCTACCGGGCCCCCGTGTCCAGTTTTATCGGCGCTGCCGGAAACGGAGAGTTGCTGCCGGACTACATCAAACTCCCGCAGGTGGTACAGGGGCCGTTTTACATGTACCTGTCCCTGTTCCGGCCAACAAGCGGCTGCGCGTGCTCCGACCCGAAGATCATCCGGCTGACGCGGGAAATGGTTGCCCTGGTCTCAGTCGGATATGTGTCGCAACAGGGGAAAGCGGATCGTCCGTGCCCTCCCTCCTTATGGGCCATGGGCATGGAGCGGATGATGGAACAATCGGCCACGTTAACGTTGCCGATGAAGAACCACAATTACCTGCGGGCCATCGTCTATCAGTTGGCTGACCAGGCTGACTCTAAACAGGAGCGGCAGGTGCGGCAGGCGGAACAGACCGGGGCAACCAAGATTCGCCGGCCGAGCGATGACGACATGAGCCCGGAGATGCGGCGATACATCGCCGAGCACGGCGAGCCGGTGGTCAGCCCCGAGGCCCAGGGGGCTCTGCAGGGCATCCTGCAAAAATTCAAAGACCGACAGGGAGCCTTCGATGCCGAGTAAAGCCGACCTCGCCAAGATCCACATCGCCAAGAAGGAACTGGGCCTCACCGATCAGGTGTACCGGGACATCCTCCAGGCCCGATTCCGCAAGGACTCGTCGGCAAAGCTGACCTCCAGCCAGGCCTTCCAACTGCTCAACCATTTCCGCTCGCTGGGGTGGAAGCCGAAAGGCACGCAGAAGCTGCCCGGGATGGATATCCCCGCAGACGGCCAATCGCAAAAAATCCTGGCTTGCTGGATCACCCTGCACAAGGCGGGCGTGGTCAGGGATGGATCGGACAAGGCCCTGCTGGCCTTTGCCAAGCGGATGACCGGCAAGGATCACCTCCGCTGGTGCGATGGCCAGGACAAACACAAGATCATTGAAGCCCTCAAGGACTGGGCCAAACGAGAGGGGGTGGAGCTTGGATAAGCAAAACACGGACATCATGGGGTGGCGCCGGCCGATCATCGACATCCCCGAGGCATGGCGACCAAATATCGAGGACCTGCCCGGCACGCTCAAATGGATGGCCGAGACCATTGAGCAGCGTATTCCCGGTCAGGGGGTGCGGTTCACCTTGCTCATAGCCCAGGTCCTTGGCGGTCAATCACTCCACATCCCCCGGCCGGACAAATGGCTCATTGAGTGGCGCAATGGATTTATGCGAGCGACCTACGACCGGGGCGGGATCACGGTGAGGGAATTGGCCGGGATGACGGGGCTCAGCACCCGGCAGGTGGAGAATATCCTTTCCCAGCCGGCCACCCAGAAAGAATTGCAAGACAAGCAGCTGCGGTTGTTTTGAAAATTGATTGACACCAGGGGCCTTTTCGGGCAACCTACCCGTGCAGCCGCAAAATCGGCTGCACGGGTTTGGTCGCCCGGAATGCAGGCGGACACACCGCCGCCCCTCGTCAGGCGGTTTTTTTGTGTCCGCACCTCAGCGCACGACTCTTTTGGGCGGTGCTGGGTGGGGAGCCCTCGGGCTCGCCGGTGACTGCATCCGGTCGACCAACCCACTCAGCGCCGCCCTTTTTTGTTTGGTCGCATGGGGGCGGGATATTTAATCCCAATGCAGGAGAAATACCATGAACGGAAACGACATCACCACCACCGGCCTCTTCAATCCCAATCTGAGAATGTCCAGTGTGGAGATCGCCTCACTAATGGACAAAAACCACTTCCATGTGGTGCGGGACATCAAGGAATTGATTGACCAAGGAGCCATAGATACATCCAGTTTTGGATTGATCTCTTACCTCGATACGATGAACCGAGAGCAGCCCATGTACGAGTTGGACTTCGAGTCCAGCATGGTGCTGGTCACCGGTTATGACCCCAAGCGAAGGGCGCTGGTGATCAAACGCTGGATGCTGCTCGAACGGGGCGAGGCTCTTCCGGCCGTCCAACAGAGACAGATGGTGGTGGTGGACATCCAGGAGCACATTGCCCTGCTCAAGGAACATACCGACCTGCTCAAGCAAGCCATGGCCTCGTTAAAAAAAGAGGCGAACAACCGCAAAAACTTCACCGCCGATGATGACGCCAAGGTGCTGCACATGCACGGCCTGGGCTACACGCCCGCGCAGATCGGCGACGCTATCGGCAGGAAAAAAGGGTCGGTGCGCTCTTGCCTGCGCCGTCTCCACAAGAAAGGACTCCTCGCCGATGCAAAGGACGTGGGACAGATGGAGTTGTTTCCGGCAGGCGTTCTTGATGGCAGGGAGGCGTGAGCATGGGTGAGCTCGAACCGATGCAAAGAACGCATGCCGAGCAGCTGGGCTTCGCCGAAGAGAGCGAGGCCTCCATTGCCCACATGGAGGGGTTTACGTTCGGGGCCTACCTTGTTGCCACCGCCATCTTTGAAAAACTTGAAGATGGCGGTGTCCAGGCAGGGCTGAATGAGGTTCAAAAAATTTATGGCGAACTGCTCTTGTGGAAAGACAAGGACCCCGAGGTGCACCATGGCCACTCTTGACCCCACCAACCATCCGGCCGACTACATCGACCATGCCCAGGCCATGCTCGGCTTTTTGAACCTGGTGATTGGGGAGAGTAGGGATCTCTGCCTGACCGGCAAGGATGCGGAAGGCCTGTGCTACATCATCGGCCACATCGAGGATAACCTTAAACAGGCGGCAACCCGGCTTTAACCGTCCGTTAAAAATCACGCCAATTGGTGTCATCACTCCAGGGGAGGCCGGTCCGGCTTCCCCTTTTTTGTGCCTACCGAACCACTGCGGGTAACACCTCTTGCTCGAATCCTGTTTGATACGGCCTACCGAAAGCAAACCCAAAACCAAAGAGGAGGTAAGCGATGCCAACCTATAACAACACCGGGCCGAAATCATATGTGGTGGGCAAGCCGCCCCGGACCCTGGGGCCCGGGGCCACCGGATTCGAGACGCCCCTGGTCCTGGACCATCTCGAGGGGCTGGTCCGCACCGCCGACACCCCACGGTGGAACCTCCTCCGCGATCGCCATGACATTGCTTTTGCCGGCGCCGGCCAGGAGACAGTGACCTTTGACGATCCGCATTTGGTCCGCGCTATCCTGATATCCTCCACCATGGCCGTGGACATGTTCATCAACTCGATCGACAACAGCCCGGGCAAACGGCTGCTGGCCAATCATGAGTATTTCCTGGTGCCGGGCGGCCTGATCGAGGCGCTGGTCTTCGACTCCGCCACCGCCGGCACCGTGATTGTCGAAGAGGTGGGCCCAGCTGGCGCCGACCAGGCCGATGATGGCCAGGGCGTAACCTTCGGCGGCGAGGGCGTGACTTTTGGCGGGCAGGGGGTGAGCTGGTAATGCTTACCGCAGACGCGATCGGGGAACTGCTCTACGGCATTTTTCCGGCCATGAACGATTGGCTCCCTACGGACCCCTGGTATCTGCCTATCGAGCCCCATGAGGTGCAGATGCTGATAGCCCAGCATCGCGCTGAAGTTAATCCAACATGGATTAAGAATTTGTGGGAATGCGAGGAGATTGCCATGGCAACGGTGGTCGCGATCCGCAGGCAGATGAGGGATGAAGCCACAGCCTCCCCAAGAGCCCCCCGATACAACATGGCAATTGGCGAGGCCTATGCAACCAGGCTGAATGGCCAGGACAAGGCGCATACCGTCAACCTGTTTGTCGCCACGTCTGGTGTGCACCTGTTCGACATGCAAACCGGCAGGATCTGGCAGGCAACCGAGGGCGACAACGTCTATTTTGTGAGGATGTGATGATAAAGGCATGGACAATATTGATTTTGGCGGCGCTGGCGCTTTCGGGTTGCGCCGGGCATCCGCCCCGCTCGCCGGTAATGGAGAAATCACCAAAGCCCCGCAGCGCCCTGGCGGCCAAGGCTCAGATGACCGGGGCCGTTGAACTGGACCAGAACAGCGACGGCAAGATGGATGACGAGTTCATCCCCTCGGCCATCACTCGGGACACGGAGCTCTTGGAGGTGGATACCGCGCTCCGGGCATTGATTGGGGGCGGTGGGTCCATGGCATGGCCAGGAGAGGCCGGGATCGCAGTGTATGGAGGATCGAGCGCATGGGGGGCAAGCCTGACCCTCGATACCGACGCCAGCACGGTGAGCGGTAGCGATGACAGCGTGTTGAGCGCCCGGGCGACCAAAGCCGCCCTGGACGGCCTGCCCAGCCTGGTTTTCGTTTCCCCCTTGACCTCGATCACGGATGGCGGCACGACCACGGTTACGGTGGCCAATCTGTACCCGGTAGCGGGCTCCACTACCACGGCCACAGGCGAGATCAATATTGATGGTGTGTCGGCCGACCATTACTATTTCCATAACGGCGCGACGGCGGCCAGCTATACCGCTGTCATTACCTCTCCACCGGCGGCAGGTAAAGAGAGAGCGGTCATACTCACCATCGGTGGTGGGGCCGGAATCTGCACCCTGGTTGCGACCAACATCACCTGGCTGAGTGGCACGGCACCTACCCTGATCACCACGACCAATAAACGTCTGTCGTATGCTTGCCTCATCCCGGCGAGCGGCAACGCCCAGTGCGCTGCAATCGGAGGCGCTCATGATTAGACGATACTGGGTGCTGGTCAGCGTGTGGTGTTTGTGGGCTGGTTGCGCTTGGGCGCTGCCGCCTTGGGTGGTGGGGGTGATGTCCTCATCAGTGAGCCCCAGTGGGCCCACCTGTGCGGGGGATTTCCTCGCCGGGGCAAACGAGTCCTTTGAGCAGGGCACAGACCAATTTTGCGTGTCCGGGCTGGCCAGATACGGAGGGGATACCTACTCTACCGCGGCGGCCGTGTGCGGCACGCACGGGTACCGTACCTCCGGGGCATCGGGGGACTATGTCATCTCCACATTCACGGTTGACAGCGATTTCCGGACCAGGTTTGGGTACATCCCCGCCGACCTGCCCGATTACACATCCACTCCCGGCGCAATTTTTTCCGCCTCGGGGGGGGGCAGTTGGGATTACCACCAGGCGTTTATAGTAGGGCACCTGGATCCAGGAGGCGCAGGGACGCAAGATCAACTAAAATTATGCACGCAGTTCGGGGCATGTTCGGACGAGTATTACACAATTACGCCCGGAGAAAAATATGCCATCGATATCCATGCTGTGTGCAGCACGGGAACGTCGTCGCTCAGGATGTATCGCCAAGAGGCTGATGGATCCTGGACAAGCATGACGAGCAATACCAGTGGCCCCTCTATATCGATTATTACACAAAACTATGCCTGTGGCGCGGTCATGTATGGGTCAAGCCGCAGCACGTCGGTTGAAAGGTTCGATGATATTCAAATCGCCCTTTCGGCAACAGATTATATAGGCCCCCCGACATGCGATTAATTTACACACTATTTATCACTCTGCTGGCAAGCCTGGCTTATGGAGCACCATCGATATCGACAGTTCCCGGGGCTCCGACGCATGGCGGACAACTCTCGATAGTGGGCACCGGATTCGGGACAAAGTCACCGGCGGCCCCTGTGCTATGGGCCCCGTTTGACAGTGGCCTCAATCCATCAGGGCTGGGGGTGGCGACAGCCTGGCAGATGCACAGCGCTGGGATATACCACTCCCCTGGCACCGGATTTAGCGGCGGCAGCGCCCGGGTCTATGCAGACGCGCATAGCTCGGAGATGCTCGTTTTGCGGGTGGTTGGGTGGCATTTCAATGATCCTGGACAACGGTCATACATCCATCGTCGGGCGAAACGACTTTACAACTCCTCGATGGCACCCGGCGGGGATGTGGACGGTAATGGCGGCTTAAAATCCCTGCTGCTCGACTACAACTCAACGTATGCGGACAGTATCGTACTGAACAGGTCCAGTAACCAGTGGATTACCCAAAACCTGGGCGACTCGTATTATTATTTCGGCGCGGCCAACGATAAGCGGGCCTGGCAGGTCGAGGAATTTGAGCTCGAGGCGAACTCGACATCCATGGCAGCCTGCGTATTGAGGACATACATCGATCATTCGTTGGTGAAAGCATCCCCTACTGATGGCCTGGTCAGTATGTGGGCCGCTGGAGACCAGCTGCTAAACGACCTGTCGTTCTGGCGGTATATGTCTGCTGCGACATTATCTGCTGCGCAGGTCGACGAGTATTGGGATGACCTCTATGTCGACTCTACGTGGGCCAGAGTGGTGATAGGCGATGCCTCCACCCTATCGGCCAGTACCCACCGGGAGATCCAGATCCCATCGGCCTGGAGCGACAGCGGGATAACGATCACCATCAACCAAGGCGCTTTTGCGCCTGGGGATACCGCGTACCTCTACGTCATCGACGCAGCCGGAGTGGCGTCGGAGGGCCGTGCGATCACCTTTGGGTCGGCTCCGGTCCCTGGCCGTCACCGGTTCAGGTCGGTGACCAATGAGTGATCACCGACCGGTGAGTTTTTCTGTAGAATTCAAAGTTTTCCTCAAGCCAAAAATCGTCACCTGGCGCTAATTGGCGTCATCCCTCAAGGGAGGCTATTCAGCCTCCTTTTCGCATTTGTACCGAACCGCTGCGGGTAACATCCACCCCGCCGATCCCGTATATATATCCCTGTCAGCAACGGCAATGCCTGACATCTCCTTTCATCAGGGGCGGGCTCATCCCCCGCCCCTACTTGAGGCTGTGCCAACCCCGTACCAGGACGGCAAAATGAGTTTCGAAAAAGCATTTGCAACCACCATGCAGCACGAGGCCGGCTACGTCAACAACCCCAAGGACCAGGGTGGCGAGACCTACATGGGTATCGCCCGCAACCATCATCCGGACTGGGACGGCTGGCCGATCATCGACCGCGTCCGCAAAGCCCGGAAGGCCCTGTCTCTCGATCCGGATCTGCCGGAAATGGTCCGCGCCTTTTATCGCCAACAGTTCTGGCTTGCCCTGCGCTGCCACCAGATCGACCCGGTGAGCCCGGAGGTGGCCGAGGAGCTGTTCGAGGCCTCGGTCAATTGCGGGCCGGGCAACGGGGTCAAGTTCCTGCAGCGGGCCTTGAACGCCCTCAACTCGGGCGGCGGCATGTTTGCCGACCTGGTCGAGGATGGCGGCATGGGCCCCGGGACCCTCAGGGCGGTGTTGACCTGCCTGACCAAGCGCCCACCCCGGCTGTTGGTGCGGTGCCAGAACGGCGAGCAGTACATCCACTATAAAAACTGGAGCCAACATGAAGACTTCCCCGGCGTGTTCGAGCGCACCTAAGCGGCGCGGCCGGCCGAGGAAAATCGCTCCTGACCGCGTGGCCTGGCTGCAGGAACTGCACGCGACATGGCAGCGGAAACGCAACCAAAACCATCAGAGGTGACACAATGAGGAATCGAATACCTGGCGCATTGATCGCCATCGCGGGGCTGATCCTGGGAACAGGGGTCTATTTGCTGTGCCTGAGCGGTTGTTCGGGTTCGAACGGCAGATCCACCCTGGGCAACGGCCAGGTCGACCAGGTGGAAGCGGCCACCATCCGCGTGGCTGTTGGCCTGGCCTTCACGGCCCGACCCGACACCGTGGCCCCTGCCTACGCAGTGTCCACGGCCCTCCTGGCGGTGCTGGCCCAAGATACCGGCGAGACTATCCTGGCTGTCGCCATCGATACGGCATTGACCGCCAAACTTGACGAGCTGCATCTGGACGCGGCGACCAAGGCATCGGTCCAGGACCTGGCCCTGCTGGTTAAGGCGCAGACCCTGGCACAACTTGGGTCTGTCAACCTGGCAGCGGCCGAGAAGAAGGTCGTGGTCCGCGAGGTCATCGCCATTGTCCAGCAAACCGCGGCAGCCCGGCTGGGAGTGCCCAGACCATGAAAGGCTGGAAGACCTGGGCGGCCGCCGGTGGGCTCTGCCTGCTGGGCCTTTACCTGGTCTACGAAGGCAAGGACGATCTTGGCATCCAGGCCATCCTG